ATTTCACTTTGCAAAACAAAAACAAACCAAAAAGGAGTTAAACATGGCTGGAAATTTTGAGCTTAAAGAGGGTGAAGGTTATCTAAACAGAGATAACGAAAATCCTGAAAAATTCTGGGGTTCATATAAAGTCAGTAAAGATATGAAAAAAGGTGAAACCATAAATCTTACTGAATGGATAAATACTAAACCAGATGGAAAAGTTGTTCACAAATTACAAGAAAGAAAACCTAAAGCAATGTAGCTTGTAATAAATGGGGTGGTAGTTTTTTTAGCTCCCTTGATCAGTTAGTTATTCTACCACTCCTTTTAATTATGGAATTAATTATACTAAATGATGGCTTGTACCAACTTATACCAATTACAAAAAAAATGATTGAAGGTATAGAATTATTTGATGAGATTAATTGCTTTGACTTATGTGAATTATTAAGACTTAAATTAACTGGATATGTAGATACTTTAAATTTACACATGATGAATAATGGTACTGGTGCAATGGTCGGATGTATGTGTAGATAGTGAAAGGAATAATATGAGTGACGATAATATAAAATGGATTGATATTGGCGAAAAGATGGTTAAGCAAATGTTAGAAAAAAAACAAAAAGAATATGGAAATTTTGATAATAACGCATACATCATTGCTAATTTTTTAGAATCAGCACTAGAAATAATTAATGGATATAAAGTTAAAGTACCTATTACAATTATTCCACAATTAATGATTGTTCTTAAATTAACAAGAACTATTGATGATGGTAGTGGGAAAGACATATACAAACTTGATACCCATAAAGATATTGCAGGTTATAATGATCTGTTAAAAGATATGCTATTAAAAATGAGAAGTAAGGAGGACAATGACTAAAATATTTTATAGTCCTAGAATTAAAGAAATTATTGATTTTATGGCTATTTATTATGAAGAACATCAATGTTTTCCAAAGCTAGATGAGATAGGAAAGGCACTCAATTTG